ATGGAAAAAGAACAAATCTTATCCGAGATTATGACACGAATTGGAAAAACCAGTCTGTCACAAAGAACGCTGACTGATTACGTCAGTAGTAATTTACCAACTGAAGGTGCAGAGCCGGATGATGCGTTTTGGGAAAAGCACGTGGGTTTCTTAAAATCGCTTGATGGTAATTTCAGTCACGATGTATCTACACAGGTTGAAGAGTTCAAAAAGAACTACAAACCTAATCAGCAACAAGCTAACGATACTACGCAGGAAGGTAAAGACAATGAAGTTCTTGAATTGCTGAAAGGCATTAAGAATGAAAACAAAGAATTGCGCGAACGTCTTGACAGACAAGACCAAGCAAAGAGCCAAAGTGAATTGCGTGAGAAAGTCGTTGCCGGAATGAAAGCTAAAGGCATAAGTGACGAGTATGTATTGAATACGACTCTGGCTAAACATGGAGAATTGGATTCCAAGAAATCAGTAGATGAACTTGTAGAGTCTCTTCTTCCGGCTTATGACAAAGAGTTCAGTGCTTGCCGTGGAAATGGTGCAGTGCCGAGAACCGGACAACAACAGCAACAGAACACGAAGAACGAAACACTGAAAAAGTTTAAAGAGCGTCACCAAAAATCAGGTGACTTGCCCGTTGCAAAATGAGATAATTAATTTATTACAAACACATTAAAACACAAAACAATGATTGGTAATACTTTTGGTAGTAAGACAAGAAAGTTTGGTGGTGCCTTTCCGGTTTGGAAAGATGTATTTAGCAAGGTAGATGGTGGAGGTGTATTTGAAAAAACGCCGGACGTGGGAAATGTAATCCCCGCAGGAACACCCGTGTATCTTAATAGAGCCGGAGGTACTTCTAAGTGCTTAGAATTTTATGAAGCATTGGAGGGTAGTACTGGCACTACATTGAAAGTGACCGTTGGCATGGGGCTTCCGACTCCAACCGTAGGTCAGATTCTTATGAAGGTTCCCGATACTCTTAATGGAACGGGTACTGGCGTAAAAGTTACGAAGGTAGTCATTAACGAAAACGAAGCTACTGTTACTTTGAGTGCTGACCCTGATACTCTCGCTGAAGGAGATATTCTGACCGTAGCTGCTGCCGTAGGTGCAACTCAAAAAATGGCTATTACAAACATGTCAGGTCTGACAAAGAATGATGCTTATATCGAGGAAGGTACGCAAGTAGCCACTTGTACGGTTGTATGGAGTGGAAAGGTCTACGCAGACCGTATTCAGCCTATCCCGGATATTTTCAAAGCATTGGTTCCTAACATTTTATTTCAGAAGGAGGCGTAAGTTATGGAAGTTAGAGATAGAGAATTTTATGATTTGATTGCCCGTGGGCTTGAAAATAACGGTATTTCTTTTCAGGAGTACATTGATGAAATGTTTGCTGAAAAGTATAATAAGCCCGAAACGCCCGGATTTGATTGGGAACCGGATATGCAGGATGATTTTGAGTTTAAGCAAATCTCCGCAACGGCTCGTGTATATACGATGGCAACGTATGTTGATTTCGATTCTCCCGGTCCGGTTAAGCATACAGAAGGATTCGAGCTTGGTAGTGACAAGATGCCTCGTATGAAGCATGAGTTCAACATTGACGAAGCAAAAATTCGTTTGCACATGCAAGCATTGCAACAGTTTGGGGTGTTCTCTGAACGTATGGCACAGAGTATTGAAAACTTGCTGTTCGAGAGTTCGGATATGTTGCTCGGTGGTAACTATAACTCTTTGAAGTTCCAACGCCATCAAGCCGTTTCTAAAGGTCAGTTTGATATTATCGCGGAAAACAACCCGCAAGGTATTACAGGTGTCAGCATTGACTTCCATGTGCCCGGTAAGAACCGTTGGGAAATTGCTTGGTGGAAGAAAGATGGTACTCTGAATACGGGTATTAAACCGTTGGAAGACCTGAAAGATAGGGTTACTTATATTCGTCAGACTTGCTATGCTCCGGTAGATCATATTGAAGTAAACAAAATTACATGGGACAAGTTTATTATGATTCCGGCTGTAAGACAGTCTCTCGGATATATCAAGAATCCGTTAGTTACGACTGCTGATGCTGCTGTACAGATCGGCGTTAGTTTGCTGGATGATGAAATGAAGGTCTTGGTAGAAAAATATGTCGGTGCTCCGATTACCATTATTGATAGTGTATCCGTTGTTGAAAAATTCGATAAGAAAACTCGCACGGTTACTACTCCGACATTGCAGAGTTTCGATGAAAACGTATTTGTTTTCATTCCTTCTTCTCGTATTGGTACAATTAAGGCGGTAACTCCGATTGTAATTAATGATCCGGCGGCTCGTATTGCTTTCTACGATGAAGGACGTACCGTAATCACACAGACTTTTGATGCCTATAACAAGGTACAGAAGATTTCGAGTGAGCTTACAGCGTTGTGCGTGCCGAATGTAGTAAGACAGATGTATTACCTGACTGTAAAGGCAAGTAAATAATGGCAGAGACGGTTTCTCATATTGATATGCCCATTGAAGATTATTTAAGAGGTGTTGTTAGCTATCAAGTAGCTGACAACGCTCTTAATTCCATTCTTTTCAAACGCAAAATTGCAGCCGGAGAAATGGCAAGTGCGCTGACAGAAAAGCAACTTGACCTTTGTACTGCTGACCTTTATTTATGGTGTGCTACTACTCCCAGCACACAAAATAATACAGAGGACAGCGATGGTGGATGGAAGCATGTTGAAGGTGGTTGGCAAACTTCAGCTTATGACAAGCGAGAGTTGCGGGCTATGGCAAAAGAACTGTATGAGAAATGGGGAGAAAATATGCCGGGAAAGAGTAAAATGAAAATAGTACACTTTGGTCTAAGATGAAACCTGATAATCCACGATTTCCGCACAGATGCACCATTTACCGGATGGAAGGTGAAACTTCATTTTCGGAGGGTGAGAAAGTTGTTCTTTATGAAGGAATATGCCGCAAATATGGTAATACGTCACTTCGTACATTCAAAGCGGATAACGTGATTAAAGCCGATTACGCATTGAGTATTCCAGGAATAATCGAAGGGATTAAATCTGGTTTTTTAATAGATGTCACAGATCGTTGTGGAACTTTTACTGAATGTATGGTTGCTGACTGTTATCCCGGAAACTTGGGAACCACGGTTTATTTTAATCTTGCAAAAAACTAATGTTATGGGCAATAATACTGATAACAAGTCATTGCTTGATGCCGGGATGAAGAAAGCCGGAGAGATAGTATCAGACTTTATCTATAACTACTTGGTAAAAGTATGTGAAGCATTGGTGGATGATGCGGTTAAAAGCAAACGTGGATGGAGTAGTTTTACCGGAAACACGATAACAAGCTATGCTTGTGGATTATACATAGATGGAAGATTTTCATATTACTATTCAAGTGGGGATGAAATGGCACAACCAATCAGAGTGAAGCTAACCGAAGATGAATATGCCTACTTATCTCCTGACTATGACGGTAAGAACCGAGGATTGAGGGGAACCATGAAAACAGATGGTGATTATGGAGAAGATTTTTCTCTGAATTTTCTAAAGTCATATAAGCCGGATTGCAATGATGGTTTCGCAATAGTAATGTGTACGGGTACTGAATATTCAACTTATTTAGAGAATAGAAATAATGCCAATGTGCTAACTGATACATTTCAGAAGGCACAAAACATTCTCTTCTCCAACTTAAAGCCGATGAAGTAATGGGAAGAACAAAGTTTCATAGGAAAGACATATTGAAGAGTCTGACGGAAATCTTTTCAGATGTGAGCCGGAATGTTTTTGTAACAAACCGACCTGAATCCGTTGAAGATGAAATGAAGAACTTCATTGTTGTTTCCATTCCTTCAACAATATATGAAAGACGTGCCTATCAGGATACTTATTGTAGAATTGAAGTGTTTGCCCGTAACCGGAAGAATGGTATGGAAGCGACTGATGTACTGGATACAATGCAGCAAGCCGTGATAGATAAGTTTCCACTATCGAATAAACTGTTTTCTGCTATAAGTCCACGGCTATTGCCCGGTGGTAATGATGGTTTAGGTTTTCATTGCTTGATTATTCAGGCAAAAATGACAATAAAATAACACAAATTTTAAAATAATACGATTATGGCTGAATTTACAATTACGAAGACTCTTGAAGACTTGAAAGAACTCTTCTCACAGATGAAAAATGTATATTTCATTAAAACTGCCAATCAAGCTCTTGATGCTATCAAAGGGGCAGATATGGAACTTCCGGTATTGGATGAAGGTGTAACCTTTGATACTGGTGCGGCAGATGTATCTAAGATCAAATTGACAACGGGAGCTATTTGGACTTCCGTGGCTACGGCTGGTGATGCAGATATTCAATTCCAAGTTGCCAGTGTTGCCGGGGAAATCAACGAACTTCTTATGAATAAAGTTGCCGATAGTGCAGCTATGACAGCTACATTCAATGGCAAAACTTATGAAGGTGCTGGTTACAATACTGAACCAAAGAAAGTGACCGGGGCGTTATTTATGACTTCTGAAGATGGTAGTACAGCTTTGTATTTGCCCAATATTGAAGGTTACTCTAACCTTATCAGTGAACGCGGTAAACCTGCTTATTTCAATGTGGCTGTAAGCCCGATGAATGATAAGAGCAAGGCGAGCATCTACATTCTTAAAGAGAAGGAAGCTGTTGCTCCCGGAGGATAACGAACTCTTTTTTCGCAAAACTCAATAAAGGGTGGTGAGCCGCAACGAGCCGCCGCCCTTTTCTTTTTTCAACACTAACACATATTTGACATGGCAAAAAAGAAATTGGAACAACCTTCACTTGATAGTGAAAGATTATTGGATGAAATATTGGGTGACAGCGTGGAACTTGTTTCTATGCGTGGTCGAAAGAAATCATATCCAGTGCGTTGGATGAAGCCCGGAACAATGCGAAAATTGACCCATATTATGCTTGCAAAGGATAATGATGCTAAAGTAAGCTGCATGAGTGCTGCATTAATCATATTGAATGATTTTTGGAAGATCAAATTCTTATATCCAATACTTTGGCGTTGGTTTTTCTACATTAAACAGTACACGGATGATGAACTGTTTCCCATTATCGCTGCTGGTAAAAAAAAAGTTCCTGCCAAAAACTTCTTTATGAATATCACATTGCTGACCGAAATGAAGGATACGATAATGATAATGAAGAAGGAGGAAGCGACTATTTCCCTTCCCGAACCCTCTACGGAGCCGGGTGGGAATCAGATAAAGGTGGATGGATGATGCAACCACTTCTTCTTTTTGGCGGGCTGATATGCGAGCCTATGTATGGATATAACTGGGTAATGACACTTGCACAACTGGAACTTATCGGAAATGACAAACCGCTTACCTTCCTGAAGAAAGACTCAACCAAAAAGAAAGGAAAATCAGAATTTTCAAATCCTGATGCGAACAAAATAAAAGAAGCTGCAAGCAAATGGAAGGCAAAATACGATAATGGGGAAAAGAAAATCAATTTAGGGAGATTTATAAACACAAAATAAGACATGGCAGACCTCGGAAATTTATATTTTGACATCTTATTCCGAGATAAGACAGCCGAACAAAGAAAAAAGATTAAGGCTGACATTTTAAAGGATTTAGATGTAAAGCTCGACCTCAAAGTAGGTGTGAGTAAAACTGATTTGATAAAAAGTGCTCGTGAGGCTTTGGCTGAAAAGGAATTTAAAGTCGGAGTTTCCGTAGACCATAGCGATGTCTCAAAGAAAGTTCAGGCTGCTTTTGATGGCAAAACATTCAAGATTGGGATTGAAAGCCGGAAAAGTGATTTGGCAAAGAGTATCCGGGAGTCGTTAAAAGGCGAAGCATTTAAAGTCGGAGTAATCATAGATAAGGCTTCTGCAAGTCAGGCTGTTCAAGAAGCTCTACGCAAAGCTGGACTGAATACCAATTATTCTGCCAGTGATTTACGCGCGACTCGTGCGCGTGCAGTGGAAGCTAAAGCTGAAGCCTATATCAATTCCCAGCGTGAACTTGCCCGGCAAAGAGCCGCCGCAGCCGCTAAAGCTGAATTAGGTTTAGCTTCTGCTCGTGAACGTAGTGCCAATGCCGCCCGCGCACATGCTTCGGCGACACTGAATATGAATGGAGCTATGAGAAGCCAACTTAGTATTACGGGAGAGTTGGCAAATCAAATGATTGGTCTGTACTCCATATATACTCTGGAACGTTTCATTAGAGGTCTTGTTGATATTGGAGGGGAATTTGAGCAACAAGAACTTGCATTAAGCGCAATGCTTAATGATGCTGGGAAAGCACATGAAATTTTTGGCAGTATAAAAAACTTAGCTGTTGTCAGCCCTTTTGGTGTCCGGGAATTGAACGATTATACCAAACAGCTAAAAGCCTTCTCCATACCTTATAATGAACTATATGAAACCACCAAACGCCTTGCTGATATTTCGGCGGGTGTCGGCGTGGATATGGGGCGCATTATTTTGGCTTACGGTCAAGTCAGAAGTGCGGTTTTCCTTCGCGGTCAGGAACTTCGGCAGTTTACTGAAGCTGGAATCCCGATGGTTGAAGCATTGGCAGATAAATTCAGTAAGCTCGAAAATCGTGTAATTAGTGCCGGGGAAGTCATTGATATGATTTCAAAGAAGAAAGTGTCTTTTGAAGATGTGAAAGATGTATTGTGGGGAATGACCGATGATGGTGGTAAATTCCATAATATGCAGGAAGTACTTTCAGAGTCATTAAGTGCAAAATGGAAGAACTTGGGAGATGCTATCGACATTATGATGGCTGACATTGCAGAATCCATGAATGGTACTTTGAAAGGAACCGCCGAAATTCTTACTGAATTGACTTCAAACTGGCAATCCCTTGTTCCGGTGATCGAAACTGCGGTTATTGCATTTGGAAGTCAGCGTGTAGCTACTTTTGCCGTGAATCGTGCAATGGGAGAAGAAAATGTGTTGCTTATTAAAAGTGCTCTTGCTTCAAAGAGGAAGGCGGCATCAAATCTTATTGTAGCCCAAAGTTACAGGACTCTGAACGCGGCTGAAAAAGGGGTAATTGCATCCAGTAGAACAATGAGTACTGCTGATTGGAAATTACTTGCATCCAGTGGGCAGCTTAATAAAGAATATGCTTTGCGTTTAATGGCACTCGGTCGATTGAAGTCAGGACAAGCCGGACATATTGCCCAGTTATTAGGTATAACAAAGGCTGAAATGAAAGCTGCTCTTAGCACGAGCCGTTACACCGTGATGATGTACTCTCTCGGAGCCGGGATAAGAAGTGTAGGACTTGCTTTGAAGTCTCTTGTCTGGAATCCATATACAGCCATATTTGCCGGATTAGCTCTCATTATGAGCGGATGGCAGAAAATGGAGCAAAAGAGTGAAGATATGAAACAACGTATCGAAGAACTCTCTCAAACAGCACAAGAAGGATATAAAAACTTGGAAAAGCAACTTCTGAAGTTCAACGGGATAGATACTGCACAGGTAAACGGTGACGGTTTGATAACTGCTATCAAAGAAATTAAAGAAGTTCTGAAAGATTATACTCCTGATGTAAACAACATATTTAAAGAAGCTGATGCTATTGAGGATTTAGATGAACGATATATCTTTCTTCGTAATGCTTTGCTGGATGCCAAAGAAGCATATAAGATTCTGGATGATATTCGTTCTGTTGGGGAAACTGCAAATGAGGCAACTGACGGATGGTTTGATTATTCATTAGTTGAAAATATCGAAGATTATTTGGATGCTTTGGCTGATGCCAATAAAGAGTTGATAGGTATTGGCAAATATCAGATAGAGATAAATAATGCCATACAAGAAGCGGCAAAGGGAGATGTTGAGTTTGCAAAGGCTATTGATGGAAAACCATTGGAAGATCAAATTCGGATAATGACCGTATATAAAAACGCATGGATGAATGTATCTTCTTCATTAAATAGGTCTTCATTATCAGCATCAAAGGCATTAGCGGCTTTTGCTTATGAAAATGCACATGCTATGAGTGTTTTGAATAATGATGTTCTTCCTGATTTGAAAATCTATGCTGATGGCGTGAAAAATCAGTTGAAAGCTAAAGGATGGGATTTTTCAAATTTGACAAAAGCACAAGTTGAATCTCTCCGCATGTTAATCAATGATATGCTCGGTAAAATCAAAGGTATGACACCGGAGATCGAGCGTATGTTGGGCACCCAAGTTCTGACTGTGGAATATAAGATAGAACCTGTTATTGTTGGATACACAGAGAAAGTGTCGTATGGATCATTAGCAGGAAAGATAAAGAAATTCCAAGAAGAGCTTGCTACCAAACCGGGAGGTATGGTGAAAAATAAGCCAATACAGATGTTTACAGATAAAGAACTTGAAACCATGACTTCCGATGAAAAGATAGTGGAGGCATTGGACGACAAGGTAAAAGAGGCTGCATTGGCTGTTAAAGCGGCTGAACGTATAAAGAGCAATACGGATGCTATAAATGATGCGCAAGCTGTTTATGACTTCTATAAGGCTGTACGAGAGAATTTCCTTAATAAAGGTGATAAGGATGATTTTGGAAAAGACTTGGGAAAGAAAGACCCGGCGTTGGAGGCATTGAAGGAACGCTTTAAGCAAGTCAAAGATTTCATGTCTATGTACGAGAAGTTGAGTGATACCTATGGTAAAGCAGAAGCCCTTTTCCGTACAAAACAAAGCGGACTATTTGCTTCAGGCTTGTTCAAAGGTTCCACGGTGGAGTCTATTTCCGTAGATGCCCGTAAAGAAGTTGAGAAGATACTAAAAGAATCAGGTGACAAGACTAAGGATAGACGCTCTTTGACAGAAAGCGCATATACTTACAATATTGATTTGGCGGCGAAAGTTGATAAAGAATCTCTCCAAAAGGCTATATCTGAAATTGAGAAGTTTGTTTCGGATACAACAAAGAAATGGGATTTATATAAACAGCTTCTTAATGCCGGAGCAAGTAAGAAGGATGCTTCTGTATTCGCCTTTGGTGTAATGACAGATTATGAAAAGAAGTCTGAAGAATTAAGGGATTCCATACAGAAGAAGATGGAAGAAAAAGGCGTTTATGTTCCTTTTACTTTCACAGAACAAGAAGCAACTGAAGCTCTTGGCGGTAAAGAAGGGGTATTGTACAAGCAATTCTTTAAAGCATGGAAGGAAGCCAAAGATGCTATTGAAAAAGATAGTTTGGAGGTGAAGCTGAAAGAAGTAACAGCTATCAATAAATACAAGTCCATTGCAGAAAAGATACGTGATTTGAGTGAAAAATATGCTCCACTTACCGGAGGATTTATCGGTGACGGTGGAGAACTCTTTGGCAATGAAGATGGCATGTCTCCCGGTCAAAAAGCATTGTTTACCGAATATAAAGAAGAGGTGGCAAAGTTGAAAGGGCAATTACTTGAACTTCTTCCGGTATGGGAACAAATCTTTGGCGACCAAACGTATAAATCATACGGTCAGATACAGCAAGCCTCAACTACTGCACAACAGATAGTTGATAATGCGAAGATAACTAAGAATAAAGATGGTAAGCCAGTTTCATATACTTCTTGGTATAATGACTCGGAGGGTAATCGTGTTGATGTTTCTGGGCAATATTCTCAAATTGAGAAATTGAGAAAGGCTATCCATGATTTATACAAGGAAGGGTTGAACAAAAATCCTTTCGCTACCCTTGCAAAGAACATAAAAGACCTGTTCTCGAATGATGCTGATGATGATAGAGATTTATCAGAGAAATTAGCAGCAGTTGGAGAAAGTGCCGCCGAAAGTGCTGAACTTGTGGGAACATTTGCTGGGCAGATGTCTGATATGTTCGATTCTTTAGGAAATGAGAGCATGGCAGATTCTATGGGTAATGTGCAGGATGCTATGACTTCGGTAAGTAATATCGGTCAGGGGTTTGCTAAAGGAGGTATCGTTGGTGGTATTGCTGCCGCAGCCGGAGAAGCCGTAAATTGGATTGGTAAGATTGCGCAAGCCCATGATAAAAAACTGGATAAAGCCATTGAGAAAAGCAAGGAACGTGTTCAGCATCTAAAGAATGTTTATGAGCAAATAGATGCAATCCTCGAAAAAACATTGGGTAGTGGAACTGAACTAAAACTAATTGATGCAGAGAATGATAAGGTTAGACTAAATCAGTTGAACGGGCAAATAGATGCCATTCGTAACAAAGGCAAAATAAACATATTTGATATGATGTCCTTGTCAAAGTATGCTGCGGAATCGGCTAAATTACAAAAACGTGTCAAGGCATATAATGAAGGAGGTGCTTACGGTTATCAACGTGCTTTGTTGCAGGAACAGCTTTCGGAGGTGGAACAACAACGAAGGGATGAACTTGACAAGAAGAAGACTGACGACAGTAAGGTTGAAGACTATAACAATCAGATTGCAGAGTTGAAGCAACAGATTAAGGATTTTGCCGAGGATGCTGCGGATTCTCTTTATGGAATTAATCTGAAAGATTGGGCTTCACAGTTGGGAGATGCTTTGTATGAGGCATGGCAAAAAGGAGAAGATGGTGCTGAAGCCTTTAAAAAGAAAGCTGCGGAAATTATGGGTGATGTAATGAACTCTGTTCTGAAACTTGCCATTCTTGAACCAGCTATGAAAAATCTTCAAACCATGCTATTCGGTGAAGATGGTATGAGTGGAATGTTTGGCTCTGATTTTAAACTTGATGATAGTGAGCTTGAAGACATTGCCGACTACCTGATGGGTGTGAGTAGTAAGACAGATGATTACTATGATGCGCTTGATAAGCTGAATGAGTATATGGAGAAGAAATACGGAGTCAGTATGAAAGAAGAAGCTGAAAGCTCCGGTTTAAGCAAGGGTATCGAAGGGGTAACTGAAGACACCGCCAATTTGCTTGCTTCATATATAAATGCTATACGCGCTGATGTTGCCGCAAAGTTGATTCTTGTGAGACAGCTTATCGAGGAATATTACCCGCAAATGAATATGATTGCCCAAGCCCAGCTTACGGAACTCAAAGCTATTGCTAAAAATACGGCTGATAATGTAGCATTGGTTACTGAAATCAGAGATATGTTAAGTGCTGCGAGAATAGACAAAAATCGTGGTTTCTATTTAAAATAATACGGTCATGGATAAACTGAATAAAGATTTACGTGATAAAGCCATTCTCTACGGTTTGTGTGAGCAATGGACAAATGATTGGAGCGAAAATCGTAATAAACAGGAGTTGATTGAAATGTGGCTCCGGGGGATTGATTTTGCAATACTGCATAATTATCCGACAAATGAGTTTATTAAAGAGTCTTTTCCACAAGAACTATTGAAGGGAAATAACATATTTGTAGATTGCCCGGTTGGTGGAGTGAATCTCAATCATAAAGCGGTGATTTGTGGAGACTGCAAAGGTGCATTGATTTTTGATGGTTATGCGTCATGTGATATATATGTCCGGCATACGAGCAAAATTCATATTGACGCATCTAAATTCTCTAAAGTATTCGTGAATTTGTATGATGATGCGGAAGTCACAATAAAACAAAAGGATATTGCAAAAGTCTATGTTTACCTTCATGGTTCTAATTGCCATGTGAAGTATGAAGGTGAAGTGTTAGTGAGAGAAAGCCGGGATTAATTCCCGGCTTTAACTTCTATATCTTGTCAGCAAATGAAGAGCTTATTTCTTGCTCTTTTTTCTTCTGTTTATCGGATTCTTCCGTTAGAAAATTCAACATATTATCTTTTACAGTTTTATCAATATAAGTAATATCTGTACCTTTTTCCCCTATATACACTCTCAAATATTGATTTTTGTAATCCCATGTATATGTAGAAAAATCCAAACTTTTATTTACAATTTCTTCGCAGTTAAATTCACCATATTTTTTTAGATATAAACCTACCAATTTCTCGTTTCTTTTATCGCTTTTAGCTGTAATACTCATTACTATATCACCAAAAGTTTCAATCTCAACATCTAAGTTCATAGAACGTATATATAATTTGTAAACGTTTCCTATAAACTTGGAATCCAAGTATTTAGTTAAAGGTTCAATATAAGAACTAATAGAATCATTTTGAGAAAGCCACTCTTCAGAATTGAATGGTTTATTAAGGTATATGTTGCAAAAAGAAAGGTTTTCATTAATGCTTTTTACAGAGTCATTTGGGTGCATCCTATACCCTAAATATCCATTTGGCAATGGTTCGCAAACGTCTTTCTTTGCGTTGTTTGAACATGCGGTAAATGTAATAATTAGTAGCGTTATTAAAAAATATGATATTTTCATACTTAAAGTTGTTTTATTGTATTTACAAAAGTATTAATTAAAAAGCCAACATGCCAAATTTATCAACATGTTTGATAGCAGAAATAGAAAATATTCATATTTATCTTTGAAATAATAGAAAATATATATAGTTTTGTAGCGTAATAAAAAGAATAAAAGCCAAAAGAGCTTGTTATTGGAGTTTAATAGCCCCAATAGCAAGCTCTTTTTTTATTGTCATACAAAACGAGGTAATGGTAGAGGCATATAGCATATTGTTTCAGAAAACTTCAGACGGTGCGAAGGTGAAAGACCTTCTTACTGAATGGAAGATGGTGTGTACCGATTTCCCATTTGAATTGTATCCTGAAACAAAGGATTTGCCAAAACGTGATTGGGCTGACGAAAACGGAGAGGATACTTTCATCCCTGACGTATTACCACTAAAGGCTTATGATCTTGAAGCTGGAATATGTTATACAGGTGAAATGGCAACCGCCTATGATAAGATTGTGTCATTTTTAGGCTACCTGATTGGAGAAGATGGCAATGGTGCCACTTTGAAGGTGTATAATCCTCATACCAATATAGGAAGGCAGAATTTGTACTTTCTTGGAGCGAGTAGCTATGACTTCCGTTCGACTAAAGATGGTGATGTTGTCATGTTTAAGGTGAAGTTCCGGGTAACTGACCCAAAGACGGAAATTGTTCCTTCGTACAGTATTGATATGGCTACGGTTTTAGCATTAGTAGAAAAGAAGAGATAATATGTGGAAGGTATATGACAAAACAGGAACAAAGGTGCGCTGTGAGGTACGAAAAGTACAATACAGTGGTACTTTTATGGGTGAGTGTTTTGTAAATACGACCATATACTCTGAACTACCGATTGATTTTGAAATTGGAGATTACTTCATTTACCGTAATGAACAATTCACAATAAATTATGACCCAAGTGTTTTAAAGAAAGCCGGAGCAAAAAAGAGCGGTGAGTCTTATGTCTATGATGGCGTAAAGTTCAATAATGATTCGGATGAACTAACTCGATGTGATTTTCTTGATTATATTCTTGCAGATAATTACGTTCATTTTTCTTCGCTTCCAAATTTTAGCTTCTTCGCGTCAAGCATACAGGATTTGGCTGATCGGATACAAGCTAATCTTGATCGTGTTTATACTGACGAACAAAAGTGGACGGTTGAAGTACACCCGGAATATATTGATACAACCAATGTAAATATTGATGTCAGCAAGATTAAGGTATGGGGTGCTTTGGATTTCATCAAGTCGAAATTCAATGCAAATTTCATTATTCGCGGACGGAAGATAATTATTGGTACCGCCGGAGTAGTAATTGATAATGTTTTTCAATATGGGAAAGGCAAAGGATTAGTTGAGATTCAGCGTGTGGCTGAAAGTAATCAGCAAATAACTACCCGCCTTCGTGTATATGGAAGCACGAGGAATCTTCCAGTTAGATATTACAATAAGTTGTCGGACGCATCTCTTACCAATTATCTGCCTAACAACATGGCAGTACAAAATTTGATGTTACCGGATTTTCCTCGTAAGGCACTTGATGTTTATATTGATAGTCCGAACATATCGGTGCTTGGAATCCGGGAGGATAGCATCTATTTCGATGGAAGTGACGAGTCATTACCAGAGATTTATCCGTCAATGGAAGGCATGACTGCGGAGCAACTTATTGGTGCCGGAATATCATGCAGTATTGATTCCGGGGACAATGGAAACTTGGACGAGATTGTGACGGATGCAACCGAAAAGGATGGCAAAGCGATCAGCGATGATGGTACATGGGATCAGTTGGAAGATGGCGAGGATATTCCACCATTTCTTTTAACTCTTAAAGATGTTGGTTTTGATATAAATGACTATCTGACCGGAGAAACAGCCACCATCAGTATGAAAGATGGTATGTGTGGTGGACGAGAATTTGAGATTACCAAATGTGAGAAAAAAGGTAATAAATACATTCTCACTTGCAATCGTGTTTATGATGATGGGCTGAAGCTCTATTTTCCATATAAGCATTACAATATAAAAGCCGGAGATAAATTCGTGCTTTTGAATATTGATATGCCGGAAGTGTATATATCTGCTGCCGCCCAACGCCTATTGAAAGCTGGTAAGGAGTATTTAGCAAAAAATGATTATGTACGCTATACCTATGAAGTGAAGATTGACGAGATATACATGGCTCGGCATACGCAACTTTACAGCTTACTGAAGGAAGGCGACTTAATGCTATTCACTGAATCCGATTTTAATATTGACGGAAGTATCATTATTGATTCATTGAGGATAACTGAAGGAGAAGGGCTTGTTCCAACTTATGAGGTGACATTGGCAAATGAGAAATCTGTCGGTACTCTTGAAAAGATACAAAATGCAATAGATTCTATTGGAGGCGGACAAGGTTCAGGCGGATATAACAGCCAACAAATTAACAGCTTGATTCGGACATTTGGAAGTAAGTTGTTCCTCTCTAAAATTTCTGATGATATTGCTCAAGGAGTAATCCAGTTTCTCAAAGGTGCTGTCTTCGGTGAATTTGCTGAAGGTATTGCTGGCTTTGGAGGCAAGATAGACCAATTCGGTTCTGCGTGGCTTGATTCATTATCTATCCGCAAGTTTTTGGAAGTACCTGAACTGCGATATAACCGGATAAGTATTGAGGTAGGTAATAGCTGGAACGCTCCCGGAGGTGGAGTTATAGAAAGTGTGGTTCCTGATACTGATGTTGATGGGAACATTCTTAATACGGGAACAATAATGCTACACTTGCAAGACAAAGAAATTGGCAAAGTTGCCGTGGATGATATTTGTCAGGGGATATTCCATGATGGAATGACGTTGGACAATAATTTTTCAGATGATTATGACGACGGCATAGGAAACTTTCAATTTTCAGGATTTTATACCTGTTATTTTCGTATTACGGAAATTTTGGAGGCTGGAAGAAACAGTAAGTTCCGGTATATGCTTCGTGGAGTAAGTGACCGTTGGAGATTTTTGTTCCACCCGTGTGAGGCAATGCACTTTGTCGGATACGGAAATTTCACTGATAAATCACGTCAGACTTCTCGCTATTCTACTCGAACTTATGAACGCTATTTGCGTGGAGTGAATGACTGGGAGTTTACTTCAGATAATATCGGGGCACAATTTGGTGATTTGAGCAACCTGTCTGTCTTCGGAATGAACATGGAAGGTTATTCTGCTTATTTGAATAACATATACATGACCGGAGTTATTGAACAGCTTGAAAACTACCCGGTACGCATTGAGATAGATACGCAAGGAGATAATTTTCTTGCTTTTGGCGAGACTATGGACATTACATGCAGGGTATTCAAAGGTTGGAGTGATATAACCGATACTGTAACAAAATGGAGAATAACCCGTGATAGTGGTGATACGGCAGATGATGAAGCATGGGCAATCAAGAATAAAAACTTTGCCGGAAATATAACACTTGCTTATGAAGACCTCGGAGATAACGCTATCACATCTGTAAGTACATTATTTACTGTTACGGCAACAAATAAAACTGATACGGCGAAAGCTATTATAAGTATATAGAGTATGGAAAGTATAAAGAAAAGAATTAGAAAAGATTTTCAGCCATTGACTATTGCAGTCAGCTTGAAAATTATGACTCCGAATAGCCCGGCTTCGCAAGTATATAATAGTGAGAATGGTGAATATGAGCCTGATCGTGGCGTTACTCCGCTTGTGATTCTGCCGGAAGTTATTGCTAATTGTACGGATGGTAGCTGGAATACTCCTTATGCAAATGAATTACTTTCCGAAATGAAGTGGTATATCAACGGAAAAGAGGCTTCAACCGTGGCTTCTTGGAATGGGAAGTACAGTATAGATACGGTTGGAGATACACGCGGTGCCATTACCATAAGCAGAAATGTGGCTCCGGGTG